CCAGGAGTGACTAAGTCCCGGCCCCGGCATTGCTGCGATTTATTTTGAGTCAAGTCATTGCTGACGGTAGTTCCCATACAGTAAGTATGGGGGATGACAACACCCTGTGGTACCCCTAGCGGCCCATGGTGCCGTGAAGCTTACTAAGCTTCGCCTAGATAACTGCCAAACTCGCGCAGTTCCGGGCAAAGTGTAACAAGGCGGTGCCTTAATCTTACACCCAATCCTTGCGAATCTCAAGGTATAAACTGGAGCAATTTTGTCTTGATCCAGTCTTCTACCGGCTGTTGAACTTGTTTTTCAAGTTCTTCGGCTTTGGTAAGGCTATGTATCTTACACAAGACATCGTATGTTTTTCTTACAATAGTCTCTCTATTACTTTTGAACCTTTTATTCGGGTCAATTGCATAGAAATCTAAAGTATTAAACATATTTACATCCAGGATATCCCAACTTACATGTACACCTTCACCCTCCATCCTTGTATAGGATGCAAGGTTCCGGTAGAATGTGAGGGGATCACCCTTTAGCTCTTCTAAGGTATTAAGTGCTAGTATTAAATAACCTGCCTCCGTTGCATCTGATACTAAGCCCCGGAACTTTTTCTTTCCTAAGCCGCGTAACTGAGCACGAAGGGAGCGAAGACGAACAGCTTCGAGATGCTGTATTTGGTTGATAACATTTTGGAGCCTTTGTATATGTAATAATACGCGGGCCCTTTGTGTTATCGCCAAAATATGTGTAGGTACGTCATACTGACCTCCTACTCGTTGAGAGTTCATTATTTCATTGTAAAGTGAAATAACGTTCATATCAACAACAGCATTGCCTGTTAGTAATACCTTTGTATACTTTTCGATAATGTCAATTGGGTACTGGTAAAGAAGCGTTCGCGTTAATTCAACGTGACGAAGGATTGGGTCCTTAAGCTGTAAGATGGACCAAGAGATTGGTGTAATATTAACACCTTTCCTAAAGACCTTCTTACAAAATTCGAACCCTTCTCCTTTTGTCTTAATCGTTTTCGATGAAGACATTTCTAAACCAAGGCTCTTACACATTTTCTCGTAAGCAGTAATTAGATCACTACCAATGATGACATTGTCATCACCCAAAATCATGTAATTAGAGACCCCCAAATTGACTTTGAAATTTACGGATGCCCACCTAATTAAGGCATGGTGCGTCAGGGTCGCGATAGCTCATGAAGAGAGTATACCCATTGGCTGGCCTCTAGTAAAGTGAATAGTCTCATCTTTGTACAAGATAGGCTCTCTCATTACAATCGCTCAGTCATTGACCAATACTTCATCTTGTGTCAGTTCGAACAAGACTCTTTTTTGGAGACTAAGCGGTAATAAGTTTGTGAACTCTTTCAAGTCAAAGCATGCTACATCTTTATTTGTGGCCAACTTCTGAATTTTACCCATTGCTTCACTTGCTGTGTATGTACAATCTTGTGGTATCTTCTTCAAGATACCCATAAGTTCATTGTGTAAGGGTAGTAGAGTATTCTGAGACCAAAAATCGGCTAAAGTTATCAGCCTATTTTTGTTACCCGGTTCCCTTAGCACCGATAAGTGCCTTAGGAGACCGTGTCTTGGAATATGTCTAATATCATTCTTACACTTAAGCATAATCTCATTTAACCACCATCTCTGATATCTATCATTGATTCTGGTTAGTGCATCAAGTAAAACGTTGTTCTCTTTTAGGGAGACAAGTTCCAAAGATGCAGAGAAAAATGCTGAACTATGAATAGATTGTGCACCAACAAGACGCAACTTCGTTGTTTCAGAGAATTTTACTTTAAGCTTAGAAAAAAGATCATCAGCCTTAAGAAAATCTGAAAATTTATTTAGAAGAGGTTTTGAGATATTGTCTGTGTATTTATTAACAGTTGATAAATCAACTGGATATTCATGTGATGATTGTGTCAAGTAAAAACTTAACACTGTCATTATGAATCTGTGTATATCCGGTTCCTCAGTAATGGACCATTTCTTGAATGGGACCAGTAACTTAGGGAAACCTTCTTTAGATGATTTAAGGAAAGGGAGTGGTTCAGGCTTACCGCCAAGAACAAGTATCTTCCAATAATTGCGGAGATTCTTGAACTTTGCCACAGCTTGGATTTCACCCCTATGGGCTCGATCCAATTCAAAGCTGACCAAGTAAGACTCTGAGGCAACCAAGAGCTCCTCTTTAATATTAAAGAGACTAAGGGTAGTTTTTAGATGTTGTCGTACAAAATGTAGATCTACGCATGTAGACGACTTCCTTGATTCATATGACTTCCCTGAAATGCTCGTGCCTCTTTTGGGGAGGGTGCCCGTATCGTTCATATTATTTGGGGTTATCATTTACATGCTTGGGACTGTACCTTAAGGTAACTAGCAGTACCATCGTCTTCTTTAAGAAGAATTGACTCAAAATAAATCTCCTCTTCGGAGGACGGGGCCTGGGCTAGTCACCCG